GTATAGTCAACGGAGCCGATGGCACATACTGTGGAACAATACTGTTTACGATATTGACAGGAGCCCGGGCTCCAGCCTGAGCATCCACAAACACAGCTTCTACTAGGTTACCACTGCTGCGTTGTATGCTGTAGTTGGCAGGTTGTGCCAGCACTTCTAGAAGTTCACTGGCTGTCAAAGTTACTTTGGCACGCCCAGTAGGACCGTTGAGTATGACCATGGCTTTTTGCAACAACAAGTCGTCGCCCTCGGTGCTAATCACACGGAACAGGAACGTGCTACCTGTGATGTTCACAGGTTTTTCTTGCTGGTTGATAAACTCAAACAACAGCACATTATCAACACCTTTGTTTATGGTCAGGACTTTGGCGTACACAGGATCATACCTATAGATAAAAGTTTCGCCCGCACCTGTATCCATGAGCAACACTTTTGTGACCTGCTGATAGATATAGGCTTGAGTGGAATACATACAGAGTATTTAGTACCTTTGGATTGCCACCCGACACTGTTTGGTAAATATCCGTAATCATGAACATCGACGTATTCTCCAAACTAGCTGAAAAATATCCCTTTATTACCTTGTGCCTGTATGCCAACACTGAATACGTGGGCATCATACAAAATCAAGACGATTTCATAACCACTATCTATGACTATGCAGCTATACAAGGCATACTGGAAAAACAACGCTTTCTTGAGCTGGCCAATGTTTGGTGGTGGGAAAGCAACAGAACCATACCCATCAACATATTTCTCAAGGGTGAGTGGAATATCTTCCGCCCCTATCTGCGCACATTTACCAACAAAGATCTAAACATCCTGCATGGTCCTATCTGCAGTCTCAATGAAATAGCCCGCAGAAAAAGCAAACGCAAAAGTATTACTCTGGTACGGCGGCTTGATTGAGCAAATTCATATGCAGTGCTACCAAGGCCGCATAGCCAACGGCATGGGCATGCTTGAATACAAAGCCCTTGCTGGCATCACCATCCCACACTGATTCAAATACTCGATCCCAAGGCTGATTTTGCAGGTGCGCCTTGCCTGGACGAATAATACTGATAAATGCTGCCATCCTGGGTATGCTATCCGGACGCATGGTCTTTAACAGCTCTGTGTAGTTGCCTATGTGCACCAACTGCTGTGCCCACTCGGCGTCGGTCCATAACCTGTTCCAGGGCGGAGTCTCGGCCAACATTTGTTCGTAGTGTTCTGGTGTCTTGATCAGTTGATACACTGTCATGTTCAGTAGATCAATCTTGAAATAGCCCAGTTGTTCAGCAGTCGTATATTCAATGGCCGCACAGGCGTTGACAGGATCCAGGGGTATATCTGTGACGTACACTCCAGAATTATGACGGCGCACTTGTCCGTTGACATCTTGTCGGGCCGGAGTGGCCCGTATCAATCGCAACAGCTGATCTCTGTCAGCCAAGTCTATGTCAATATCTGCGCTCATTACCAACCTGCCTGGGTTAACATTTCTTTCACGTATTCCTGATCAGCCACATAGTCAGCAAACTTTTTCATCCATATGTCTGAATCAATGTAGGGCCAGATCATGGCAATCTGCGATTGATCCAGTTCACTCAAAAACTTCTGTCCGCTTTCACAATTATACACGATCCAAGCACTGATGCGACCTGTGTTCACGGCATAGACCATGGCATTGGTATTGCCATAACGCAGACAATCTTCAGCAGGATTGCCGGTTTGTTCCGACCAATCAATACCAAACTCTATGGCACGGGCTAGTGCATCATTGACATTTTCTACTCGCAAATAGTCAGTGAGATACTCTGTGTAGACAGTGTCGCGTGCCCAGTGATCAATCTTCTTGTTGTTCTTCAGCACCCACTCTATGAATCTAGCCGGATTGATAGCACGAATGTCTACACAATATCTACCAAACTTGACAAAGGCACGATAATACGGACTTTCACAAAAGTCATCGTGTGTTTTTAGTCGTGCAGAGCCTTGTGTGAGCTCAAAAAATTTCAAATAGGCCATGAAGCCCAAGCGCACACCAGCTTCGTCTTTTTCCTGGCGGCGCCGACGTGGCTCGCAACTGTGTACAGCCAGACTGGATTCTTTGACAAATGTTTTTTTACAATAACGACAATCGTATGTCATTTCTTGGATTCTTGTCCCAGCTCACGCAGGTGTGCATCTATTTCTTTTTTGGTGTGGATGGCAGACATGACTTCAATCTCATCGGTTTTCATGTTGGGAAACAGTTCGCTCAACAGTTTCTTTTGTCCAGATGCTCCTGCTTCTTTTTTCTTGGGAGAGATCCATTGATGTCTGTGTGAGCCCATACCTGGACTGACTGTGGTAGCACACAACCACTGCAAGCGTGGATGCTTGTTGATGGCAAAGAAATGTTTGTTGAAACGTTCGTTACAAGCGATCAAGTAAAACTCTTGCAGTTCTGAACTGCCTTGCACGCTGCTTCCCCAACGTATCATCAAATAGTTTGAGAACTTTTTCTTTTCTTCATCAGTAAGTTCGTCGTAGAACCGTCGGTTCTTGCGATCAAACTGCGCCATCTCGTTGGCAATGTTTAGTTTATCACTCATCTATTTCTACAGGATATGATCTTGTGTCAATGGGCACATACTTCCATCCAATTATAAATCTTTCTTGGCCGGCTTCGCGAGCATAAACTATGCCTCGGTAGTATTCATACGTGTATGTGGCTCCGGGTTTTAGATTTCCTGTGCTGTATTCCATGTTACCAGGCCTTGTTGTAGTCAACTACTTCGCAGTTTCTGCTGATGTCTTTGACAAAGTAAATGCAATCAGGCTTGTGACCAACACCCAATGGCACACACAACATCTGGCCATTCTTGAGTTTAGGAGCATACCATGTGACTTCATTGTACACATCCATGATTTCTATGTCTAGGAAACTGGGTCGGAAGCTCGACAGCGGGTTGAATTGAAACGCTTTGAATCCGCGATCGTTGATTGACGTCAAGGGCAAGATTTCTAGGTCGCCTAGATCCGATTCGCCGATCAGAATCTGCCAATCCACCGGCATCTTGATTCTATGTTCACCTATACGCAGAACCAGGGCCGGTGCTGTGAAACTTTCTAAAAAGATCAAGGGAATGTAATGATGATCTGGATCTTTTGGGTCACTGTTGTCAAATATGGCGAACCGCATGTCATCCACTTCGTCTGGCAAATGATCTAAATCAAATGGCTCGTTATCTAGTGTTAGTATTCTCATAGTTTGATTATAACATATTTTTGATCAAGATCAACCTTTATTTCCATTCCAGTTTCTCCTGTGTGAAAGGATAGTTGGCTTCCTTATAGAATTGTTTGCGTTTGGTCAAATGACGTTTGGCAAATTTACAGGTGCTGGTCACATCCCAGATCTGTACGTGGTCTTTATCCTCAGCTTTTCTAATGCCACGACCAATACTTTGTATGACACGGACGAAACTCTTGCCAGGTTCCACAAGCACCAGATTAAAGATACGAGGAATATTGATGCCCACAGCGGCCACACCATAAGTTGCCACAATAATTTTACCAGTTGCATCAGCCACTTCATCATATTCATCCTGTCTGGCCTTGGCCTTGGTTGCACCCGAGACCATGACAGCGTTGTCACCCAGGCGTTCTATCAGGCCTTGACCTGCGGCAATACGATCAACTAGCACAAGTGTATTACCAGTTTCATTGACACGTTTGATCAGTTCTGCCATAGTGTCTAATCTGTTAGGTTCTTCTAACAAGAACTTTAATTCACTTTGATAGTTTGAAAACTCTGCATGATCAACCAACTGCACAATATTCACGTGGCACTGTGCCAACACACCTTGACTTTGAAGTTCGCTGGCACTGAGTCGACCAATCACCGGACCCAAACTACACTTCAATGCTTGAAATTCAAATGGTTCTTTGGGTATAGTTCCTGTAAGTCCCCAACGCAGGGGAATGCGACTCATAACACCTGTAAGCAAGCTCTTTAATGCGTCGGCCTTGGCCATATGCACTTCGTCCACAATAACGCATACCACATCTTCCAAGAACTCACCAATGGTAACATCGCCCACTGAATTCTTTGTGTTCTTTAACAGCACATTTAGACTTTGCCATGTACAGATCGTATGTTGGCGACCCCATTCTTTTCTATCACCAAAGTAAACACCCACATCCTGTTGCATGTTGATGTAGTCTTTTTCTGTTTGCGTTACCAAGCTCTTGTTGGGAACAATAACAATGGTGCGGCCATAAGGTGCCACTGCATTACTCAATGCGGCTGTAATAACTGTCTTGCCTGCGCCTGTTGCAATCTCCTGTATACATTGTGGGTTCTCAAGAAAGTTGTTGATGATCTCGACTTGATAATCACGCAGTTCCATGGGTTGGCCTTCCAAGGGATGACCTTTGCCCCAGGCAATATGACTGAATGTGTGTTCAGTTACCTTTTCAAACTCAAACGTGGTAGAATAATCTCGTTGATCATCCAGATCAATATCATAGTTGAACTTTTCCAAGATAGGAATAATCTCTGGTAGCAAGTTTACATAAGTGCTACCGCCCAATTGAAAATAACTAACCTTGCCATCCCATCGTCCCAGTCTGACTGCGGGCAGGTATCTAGCACCCGGCACATCATACTTGAATGCATTGACCAAAGCACGTCGAGCATCAAGTTCAAGTCCTTCGATCTTGATATTGACTTCGTCGCGTATTACGATTGTGGCTGTTCTCATTGAATGGTTACCAGGGTTACTGTTTGTCTTAGACGTATGTGTTCTAGCAGTTGATCTCGCGGCATTGTTTCAACGAGTTGTGCCACTGGAAATCTCAATGGCAACATTCTAGGATCCTGAAAAGTTGTGTATCCTTGCTCAGAGAAAAACTCTCTATGATGCTTGTAGTATTCCTGCATGCGGATTTGTTTCTCTGCGGCATAGGCCACAGTTTCCTCGTGCAAACGAACATTAAAGTCTGCACTGTAATGATTGAATGGGCGGAATGCAGCGTCGCTGATGTAGTTATCACGATCCTGAGTCAGGTCTTCGAGAGTCTTGCCTATCTCGCAATAGTTCAAACACACTGAACCAAACGCCGGATTGAGTGTGCCGTATTGTTGCATGATTTCTTTGGTTAATGTTTTTGTTTTGGGCATGCCATACCAAGTGCATACAAATCTTGGACGATTACCACGTGCTACACTTTCACAACGATGCACAGCCACATTCAGATCGGCCAACACAGCGGTAACGGGATCTGATCTGTCTTCTTGTTCCAGGAATCCGTGGCGTGTTTCAAACACATGATGCCAGTAGTTCAGGCTGTCTTGATCCTCACAGTCCAGCACTGGGCCGCGGTTGTGTTCTGGAAATCTGGCCTGCACCTGTTGTATGCAATCATTGATTTTGTCCAAAGCCGTCTGTTCATCCTGTTCGCGTGGATTGAAACCGTAGAATCTTTCAGGGTCATCCAAGGGCCATTGGTGCCGTTGACTCATACGATCAAGCCAAAGCTGGGCCAAAGGATTGTCCAAAATTTCAAATTGTAATTCTAAATCTTTCAACTGAATGGTCAAGAGCATATACAAGTATAACATATTTAATCACAAAAGATCAAAAAAACAGGCACCGAAGTGCCTGTGTAAAATGGGCAGTGTTGCCACTGCCCAGGAGCTACCGATTATGAGTTTTTCATGCAAGTGCTTGCAGCCAGGGCCTGCCAGTTGTCGGCACTGACCTTGGTCAAGTCTGCGATCTTCAGGGCCATACGCAGGCTCATTTCACGTAGTCGATCCTTGTTGGCATCCATGAAGTTCAGGATCTCTTCACCACGTTCTGGTGAGAACTCGTAGTCATTGAACAGTTGTCCTTGGCGGAAGATCTGCTTGATACGCAAGAAACGATCACGCATGGTGTTGAGTGTAAGATCCAAGAAGTGGCAACGACTCTGTAAGGCCTCCAAATGGTCCTTTATCTTTTTGCTCTGCAGGTTGTCAAACTTCAAGTTGGCGA